CAGCATCCAAATGTAACAGAGATAAATCCAATATTTGGTAATAATCCAAGTCCAGGTAAACTTGCTGCAATCAAAACTTTTGGTACTTGGTATACTTACAAATATGTTCCAGAGTCAGATTTAAAAATACTCAATAAAATACTATTAATCACAGTTATGAATAACTTAGACGTACTTGATGAGATAGGAGAGATTTCTTATTGATGATTTAACCTCAGAAAAATTGTTCTTGACAATTTAGCCCTAAATGAGTATAATTTGAATCATGGCAAAAGAACTAACTACAATTTCACCTGAGGGACTAGAAGTAGCGAATAGTTATCTACAGTTCGGAAATATTCGCGGAGTATGTGATCATCTTCAGGTTGCAGAAAACAAAGTAGTGGATATACTAAATAAACGTGAAGTAAAGAAATATATTGACACAGTTTACTTAGATATGGGTTATCGCAACAAGAATAACATTGGAACCGTTTTAGATGAAATGATTGCTTCTAAACTAGAAGAAGCGCAGGAAACAGGTGTGTATTCGTCAAAAGACTTAGCAGACCTACTACAGATGGCGCATAAGATGCGCATGGATGAAATCAAGGCACAAGCCGATTTAGCAAAAGCAGAAAGCAGCAACATTAAAAACCAAACCAATGTACAGATTAATGAAGGTGTTCCATTTGGTCAAGGTAATTATGGAAAGCTTATGGAGAAACTACTAAATGGAACAGACTGAAAAAGTACACGATCTGGAAAAAGATTTTGCAGCACATGAAGTTATGTGTGAAGAGAGATGGAAGACTTGTTTTCAACGTCTATCAGATGTAGAAGAAGCTCTTCGTCGAATAGAAAGTAGGATGTTAGCAATCGGTGGAACAATGACTCTGTTCCTAGCTGGTGTAATAGTGACACTATTAACCAAGATGTAGGAGAATTAAATGGCATTAACAGCAAAGCAAAAGAAACTACCCCCAGCGTTACAAAGAGCTATTCTTGCAAAGCAAAAAGGCATGGGCAAGAAGAAAAAGAAAAAGAATGGCAAGAAGAAGAGAAGTCGAGGATAGTACTTGGCTTCAATACTTCAAAAGTATTAAAGATGTTTGTCCTTGGAGTTATGAAAGTTACATTAATGGTAAAATAAAAATACTACCCTATAATGAAGACTTTTTGAAGCTCACAGAAGCAAACTGGAATGAACAACCGTTAGATGCATTAGTTTACGTAGTAGAAGGACTAACTCTAGACGAGATGGACGACATTGTAGCAGATCGAAATGACTGCCAAGAAAAATGTGAATATTTGTGGTCTTATCCTACATATACTAAAGGCAAAAATAATCAAGCTCCATATCCTATAATTATTCAACAGGATCGAGCCAAACTTATGAAACTTAGAGGAAAAAAGAATGTGTAGATGTTGTAAATGTTGTAGTTGCACTTGTTGTTAGGAGACATATATGAAACTTTATAAAAAAAGAGGTCGCTGGTGTTTTCGAGATAAAAATGAACGTTTATATAAGTTTGTTAAAAAAACAGATGCTTTGGCATATATGAAAAAATTAAATATGCCCACCATAGAATACGATGAAAACGATACAATCGAAGAGGAAAAGTCCATAGCAGAAAAAATGAAAAAAGCAGAGGCTACTGTAACTTTGGACGACCTACAAGGATCTTATGAATAATGTCATTAAATAAAAGAAAACATGCAGCATTTTTAAGAAATAAACATGTATATAAAAGTCCGGGACCAGCAAGAAAAGCAGCACGAAAATTAGGTTTAAAAGGCATTCATGCCCATGGTAGAGGTACTGCAAAAAGATTTATGCCTGGCAGCTCCCATACAGCTTATAAAAATGCGCAAAAGAAAAAGAAAAGATCCTAGAGTTGGTACTGGCAAAAAACCAAAAGGTTCTGGACGACGACTATATACGGATGAAAATCCAAAAGACACTATTCGTATAAAGTTTGCTACAGCAAAAGATGCGAGAGCTACAGTTGCAAAAGTAAAACGAGTACGCAGATCTTATGCAAGAAAAATTCAAATACTTACTGTAGGTGAGCAAAGAGCCAAAGTGATGGGAAAGAAAACAGTTGCAGGTATTTTTCGTCAAGGCAAAGCGAGCTTGAGAAATGCTCGAAAGAGGAAAAAATAGTGGCAGTTCGTAGAAAGAAAAGAGCAACAAAAAGGAAAGCAGCACCAAAAAGAAGAGCAAGACCTTTAAGTGAGTCAGTAAAGAAAACTTTGCGAGCAAAAGCAAAGAAGAGTAAAAGATATACTTATGGACAACTTGCAAGAGTTTATAGACGAGGACAGGGAGCATATTTAAGTTCTGGTTCTCGTCCTGGAGTATCAATGTCGCAGTGGGCTTTTGGAAGAGTAAATTCATTTATGAGAGGTGGACACTCACAAGATAACGATATTAAAAGAAAGAAACGTGCCCGTTAGAAAAGTAAAGGGTGGATATCGATGGGGTAAATCTGGAAAGATTTACAAGAGCAAGGCTGAAGCAGAACTGCAAGGCCGTGCTATATATGCATCTGGTTATGGTAAAAAGAAGAAAACGAAAAAGCGTTCCAAAAGATCGAAAAAGTAAGTTACCTAAAAAATACTTAGGAGGTACATCAGGTTCTAAACGTACAAGACTTGCAGCAGTTTTGAAAAAGATTTCAAAACTATACAAAGAGGGAAAAACAGTCCCACGGAGTCTAATTCAAGAAAGAATAAGACTAGGGAAACGAAAACGTGCCACACGCAAGAAGAGGTAAAAGTTTACTAAAAAGAGCAGGAGTAAAAGGCTACAACAAGCCAAAGCGTACTCCTGGTCATAAAACTAAGTCACACATAGTTGTGGCTAAAGTCGGACACAAAGTAAAAACAATACGATTCGGTCAGCAAGGTGCAAAAACTGCTGGTAAACCTAAACCTGGTGAAAGTCAAGCAATGAAAAGAAAGCGAGCATCTTTCAAAGCAAGACATCGCAAGAATATAGCTAAAGGCAAAATGTCTGCGGCATATTGGGCAAACTTAGTAAAATGGTAGAAGAAAAGAAATTTCATCCAGCTGATACTAATGGTGACGGAAAAGTTTCTGACACCGAACAAGAAATGTATCTTGAGTTCCGAAGAAAAGAACTAGAAGATCAAGACGCACAACGGGATGCAATGAGAAAGATGACATGGTTCTCCTTATGGGGAATGTTGTTTTATCCTTTCGGTATTTTTTGCACATCATTATTCGGTTTAGATAGCGCCGCAAAAATAATTGGTGATATTGCTCCCACATACTTTGTAGCTATCGCGGCTTTGGTTTCCGCCTTCTTTGGAGCCAATGCATATGCGGGGAAAAAATAAATGGAAATGTTACTTGATTTAGCAATGACTTTTTGGCAGTGGACAATACTTATTTGTCTTATTTTAGTAGGATTTATTATAAACTCTTTTGATAAAAAAGAAGAGAAGAGAGTTGGTTTTACTTATATGGATATGCCAAAAATGCAACCCATACCTATTGCTACAAAAGGAAAAGGTTTTTGGAAAGCAATATTAATGTGGATTACCGGTGTTCGTCATTGGAAAGTGTGTGAAGATTTTCACTATACATTAAAGGGTGAAGGATATGTAATTCCAGCAGGCTTTCAATTTGATGGCGCTTCTGTACCAAAGTTTCTTGCAACTTTTCTTTCGCCAGTAGGCGTACTACTGATGGGAGGACTTGTACATGATTATGGCTATCGATATGGTTGTCTTAAAAAGGTAACAGGCGAACACACTGATAGAATGACACAAAAAGAGTTAGATGTAGTATTCAGAGATATTTGTATCGAAGTCAATGGCTTCAAGGTTCTTAACTACTTAGCATGGGCAGCATTGTACGTCTTTGGCTTTGTAGCATGGGGCAAAAATAGGAAAGCAATACCATGAACTACTTAAAAAACTTAATGAAAGAGCGCACCTCTTGGGATGGTGCAATGTTAATCGGAGTATGTGGAGCATTTATACTTTTTGGCGGATTAGCAAAAATATTAGCTTGGGTAGGACTAGGCTATGGAATCTGGACACTTTTAAAAACAGAGAAATAAAATGGCAGTAGAAGTAAGTCGCAGAGATATTCTCTGCGACGAAATAATCGATTTACAATCTGAGACAAAGTTCTTAAAACTACCAGTAAATTCTTATTTGAATTTACTGAAAGTCACACCGTTACCTTCGCAGATAGCAATTATCAACGCGATAAATAATCCAAAATACCGTTTTGTCTCTGCCGCAGTCTCCAGACGACAAGGCAAAACATATATAGCCAATATTATTGGACAGCTCGTGTCTTTAGTACCTGGCTCAAATATCTTAATAATGTCACCCAATTATGCTTTGTCTCAGATTTCTTTTGATTTACAAAGAAATCTTATAAAACAGTTTGAACTAGAAGTAACAAAAGATAACGCAAAAGATAAAGTTATCGAAATGTCAAATGGATCTACAGTTAGAATGGGCTCTATCAATCAAGTAGATTCATGTGTGGGTCGTTCATACGATCTTATCATCTTTGACGAAGCGGCACTTGCAGACGGCAAAGATGCTTTTAATGTAGCACTACGTCCCACGCTTGATAAAGATAACTCAAAAGCAATATTTATATCTACACCACGAGGTCGCAACAATTGGTTTGCGGAGTTTTTCTACAGAGGATTCTCAGATGAGTTTCCAGAGTGGGCAAGTATCAAAGCATCTTATGTAGATAATCCTCGTATGTCAGAAACTGATATAGCAGAAGCCCGTAAGTCTATGTCAGAAGCAGAATTTAAACAAGAGTACGAAGCAGACTTCAATACCTATGAAGGTCAGATATGGAGGTTTAACTTCGAGGAAAATGTCAAAGATCTGTCTCAGTTTGACACAACAAAAATGGATGTCTTTGCAGGTCTAGATGTCGGTTACAAAGACCCGACCGCGATGTGCGTAATCGCATACGACTGGGATGAGGACAAATACTATCTACTTGACGAATATTTTAATGCGGAGCGGACGACGGAACAGCATGCTACCGAAATCCAGAAGCTCATTACTCGCTGGGATATTGATTTCATTTATATTGATTCAGCTGCTCAACAAACACGGTTCGATCTCGCGCAAAATTACGATATTACAACCATTAACGCAAAGAAGTCTGTACTTGACGGAATTGGACATGTCTCAAGTTTGGTTGACAACGACAAACTTTACGTTGACCAACAAGCCACAGAGTCCCTCAGCTGTTTGGACGCGTATCAATGGGACCCTAATCCCAATCTCATGAAGGAACGACCAAAGCACAACATGGCATCTCACATGGCAGATGCACTTCGATATGCATTGTACTCGTTTGAAACTTCACAAATCTCCTTCTGATGATACCTGAGAAAAATAGTTATTGACAAGTTATCTCAAAACAGATATACTTCTTTAATGAAAATGTAGGAAATAAAAATGCCAAAGCTAAAAAGGGACATAGTAAAGTATGTACGAGACAAGGCAAAATCACGATATAAAAAGGACTCTAAATGTTATATCTGTGGATCAGAAACACAGTTAGATTATCATCACTTCTATAGTTTAACAGGACTATTGAATAAATGGTTGAAAGATAACAAACTGAACCCACAGTATATACAAGCACTTAGAGAAGATTTTATTGAAGAGCATGAAGATGAGTTATATGTACATGCAGTAACTTTATGTAACATGCATCACAAACAGCTTCACTCCATCTATGGTAAAGAGCCAGGGCTTGGAACCGTAAAGAAACAAATGAGATGGGTGCAAATCCAGAGAGAAAAACATGGCTTGGTATGATAGAATATTTGGACGACGAGAAAAACTAAATCCAATACAGCAATATATTGGAACATCTCAAGAATCTTCTAGAGAAAGTACTCGCAGTTATGAGTTTTACTATGAAAATTTAGAAATAGTCAACAGAGGCGTTAATATGATTGTTGACGATGTTGCAGAAATACCAGCAACAGTTTTACGTAGTATGCGAACTCCTGGAGTTGTTAAAGGGGTTAAAAGAGCTAGAGTTGAACTGTTACTTAATGATGAGCCAAACCCTTATCAAGATATTAGTGCATTTAAAAGAAACTTAATTACAGATTATTTACTTGATGGAAATATATTTATTTACTTTGACGGAGCACACTTATATCATGTTCCAGCAGATAAAGTAACAATACATGGAGACTCTGAAACTTTTATAGAAAAGTATAGATATAATGATATAGATTATTCTCCAAATGAAATGATACATATAAAAGAAAACTCTTTCTATTCAATTTATAGAGGAGTGTCTCGACTAAAACCAGCATTGAGAACAATGCAACTTATGACAAATATGAGACAGTTTCAAGACAACTTTTTTAAAAATGGAGCAGTTCCAGGACTAGTGTTAAAAAGCCCGAATACTTTGTCAGAAAAAATAAAAGAAAGAATGATACAGTCATGGTCACTTCGTTATAGACCAGACTCTGGAGGTCGAAGACCTCTTATACTAGATGGAGGAATCGAAATAGATTCTTACACAAATACAAACTTTAAAGAATTAGATTTTCAAGATGCTATAGATCGAAATGAAAAAATTATCTTGAAAGCTCTAGGAGTTCCGCCAATATTGATGGACTCTGGTAATAATGCAAATATACGTCCAAATATGCGTCTTTATTATTTAGAGACAATTATACCAATAGTACGAAAAGTTAATCATGCTTTATGTAAGTACTTTGGATTTTTAATAAAAGAGGATGTATCAGATATTGCAGCACTACAACCCGAACTACGAGATGCAGCAGGTTATTATACTGCATTAGTAAACGGAGGCATTATTACAATAAATGAAGCAAGAGATAGATTAGGGTATGATTTGATGGAAGGGCAAGATGATATACGAATTCCACAAAATATAGCAGGCAGTGCCGTAGATCCTAGTCAAGGTGGGCGACCCCCAGAAGAAGGTAATGATGATGAATAAATTATTCAATTTAACATCTACGTTTAAGTCAGAAGCACAAGAAGATGGATCAGTAATGGTTCGAGGAATGGCTAGCACAAATGCTTTTGATAGAGCAGGTGATAGTATAACTGCTGATGCTTGGACAAAAGGTGGTTTAGGTAATTTTGAAAAGAATCCTATTATTTTATTTAACCACGATTATAATAAGCCGATCGGTCGAGCAACAAAAGTTACTCCTACGAATGATGGCTTGCACATGGAAGCAAAAATTAGTAAACATGCTGAATGTGCAGAATTAATCAAAGACGGTGTCCTTGGAGCGTTTTCTGTCGGTTTCAAGGTCAAGGACGCTGACTACATGAAAGAAACCGACGGATTAATGATAAAGGACGCTGAGTTGTTTGAAGTATCAGTTGTATCGGTACCTTGCAATCAAGCAGCTACTTTTTCTCTAGCGAAGTCATTCGATTCTGAAACGGAATACGAAAACTTCAAGAAAACTTTTAAAAGCGAGGAGCAATCCTCTTCAAAGGAGATAGATATGTCGGAAGAAACAAAAACTCCCGAAGTCGACTTGGAAGCTTTTGCTAAAAAAGTAGCAGAGGAAACTGCTGCTAAAATTGCAATGAAAGCGGCCGAGCAAAAAGCGGCAGAAGAAGCTGAAGCAAAAGCAGCTGAAGAAGCTCAAACTGCTAAGGCAATTGAAGCCGAAAAAATCCAGTCTAAAGTTAAGTCTGGAATTGAGTCTGGTACTGAAAAGTTACTAGCAGATGTTCAAAAAGATTTTGAAGCTCAAAAAGAACTAGATATCAAAGCAATCACTGACAAGTACGAAAAAGACTTGAAAGAGAAAGCTTCTGAAATCGAAGCTATGAGAAATAGCAAGAAGTCTTTTGACAACAGAAGCGGTCGAATTGAAGATCATGGTAAAGAACTTCTTCAAGCGAAGATTCTTGGTACTGTAACTGGAAAAGGATGGGAGACAGACTATGCTAAGCAACTTCAACAAAAGACTGTTGATTTTGCTTCATTGGCAGGTTCAACTGTAGGTCTCGATGTTACTATGACCACTGCGTTTGAAACAGAAGTATCAGCTCAGTATAAAGTAGCTCAACTTTTCCGTGAGATTCCTGTACAATCTGGAGCAACTGTACTACCATTTGCACCAGAGCCAGGTTTAGCAACATTTGCTTCAACTGGTATTACTGCCTCACAAAATATGATGACAGACAACTCAGATAATAACTACACAGTTCAAGAGAGAGTATTAAATGCAAAGCGAGTAATCGCAGGAACATTTATTGGTGCTGATACTGATGAGCAAGTAATAGTATCTTTATTACCAATGCTTACTCAACAATTAGCAACTGCTCATGCAAGAGCAATTGACTCTGCTATTTTAGTTGGTAACTCTTCAATTGCAGGTCTAATTGGTGGCGCTGGAACAGACGGTGCAGGTTCATTCCTTGCAGCCGATTCAACAACAGTAGCTGATAAAGATGCATCTGCAACTGATGAGTCAGATGTAGTATCTGCAGCAAATATCTTGAGCTTGAGACAAGAAATGGGTAAATATGGAATGGATCCAGCACAACTTGCATTGATCTTACCATATGATCAGTATTACAGATTGATGGATGATGCAGGATTCGCAGACATCGCAGAGGTCGGAAACGACGCAGCTGCTACACGAGGTGTAAACCCACGTGTAACAGGTACTCTCGGATATGTTTATGGAGTCCCAGTTCTTGCGAGTGAGTTCTTAGCTAATAAGTTGGGAGCATCAGGAGCAGAGACTACAACTGCAGCACTACTTGTAAATACCTCTAACTTTGTAATTCCACGTCTACGTGGTGTAAGTATACAGAGTGATTTAGAGATTGCAAACCAGAGAACTGCTATAGTAGCTTCTCAGTCCTTAGGATTTGAGCAACTTGCAGCTAACGCTTCAGGTAAAGCAACTGCAGTACGAATCGAGTACGCATAATCTGTACTTATATACTACTTGGGGGAGGGAAACCTCCCCACAAGTTTTTACTAATGGACTTATAATATGGCTGATTTAATAACTTTAGAAACTTACAAAGATGCAGAAAATATAACTTCTACAAAAGAAGATGTAAGACTTACTTCTCTTGTAAGTTCTGTAAGTCAATTAGTAAAAACTTATTGTGGAAATTCTATAATTGATTTTTATTCTAGTAATAAAACAGAAACATTTAATATTGATTTTGAAACACCTTTTGTACAGCTTACAGAAAGTCCAATTGTTTCAATTGTAAGTGTGCAAGAAAGAACAAGTTATTCAGAATCTTATATTACACTTACTACGGGTGCATTTGAGTTCTTTTTAGATAGTAATACTGATACTATCATAAGAACTAATGACACTGGAAAGCATAAAAATTTTCCAATCGGAGTTGGAGCAGTACAAGTTGTATACAAAGCAGGATATGCATCAACTCCTGCAGATTTAGAGTTAGCAGTTATTGATTTGATTCGATACTATCACAAAGACGAATACAAAGTGAGACAAACAATTGCAGGAGCAAGTATTCAAAATAGTGCTACTACTAGTCAAAGAGATAATGTAGGCTTTCCAGATCACATAAAACGTGTTCTGGATTTATATAAAACTTACTAATGGCAGAAAAACATTTAGCTACATTTTTAACTAAATTTAAACGTGAGCTAGAAACTTATGATGAATTTAGAAAAGAGTTAGATAGACAACCACAAACTTTTGTATTTAGTAAGAGAACTTTATTTACAGAAACAATAAAACAATTATCAAAAGGACATGGAATGAATTTTGATGAGAGTGAAAAAGCAGAAATAAGAAAAATAGTAAATGCTGCAGGTAATAAATTAATAAAACAACTAAAACAGATACAGCCAGGACTAAAAAGTCCTGGAGGAAAATCTACTTTAATTTTTGATAATAATACAGATGTACCAATTCCAGCTTATCTAAGAGAGAAAAAATTAGAGTTTCTTCCTTTTACAGCATTTAGAAGAGTAACTTTTGCATATAGAAACTCAATGAATGAAATGTTTACTGAATTACAAAACTTTATTGGAAGTACAGGAAGAGAAAAAATTTCAAATAAAGATGGTTCAGAGAAAAAATCAATTATGCACTTTTTTGATGCTGGACACCAAAAAGATGCAGGAGTTTTTGAAAGATTTTTAGATCAAAAAACTCAACAAATAATGGCAGCAATAGATTCAAAGATTGAAGCTGAATCTACAATAAATAATACAGACTTAATTTTATTTTTAAAAACAGAGTGTGACATAGATTTAGAGGTAAAAAAAGTTGATAATCAAGATATGATTATCATAAGAATAGAATCAGCCTCTAAAAATAGAAGCGAGGGACAAAAATCAGGATTAAGAAGTAAAGATTTAAGAAAGAAAATAAATGCTTATTTAGAATCTAAAGGAAACTTAGAAAATTTACAAGGATCTGATTCTTTAAAAACTAGAAAGATTAAAAAAGCAAGAAATGAAATAATGGATCCTTTTAGAAAAGTTCCTGGTGCAATAGTTTCTAAAAAAGCTAAAATTAAAAATGTAAAATCAAGTTCAGTATTATCAGTTGCCGCAAAAGTGCGAGGAAAAAATACTAAACTTAATACTAAAGTTAAAGTTAGAAAAGCTGCAAAACAAAAACAAATAGCAGATTCTCCAGCATCTACTCTTTTGAGAATGATAGCTATGATTAACAAAAAGCTGCCAAGAGTAATAAGAGATAATATGCAACAACCTGCTCTACAAAATAGAACAGGACGATTTGCAGATAGTGTAAAAGTAACAGAAGTAGTACAAACACCAAAAGGGTATCCAAGTGTTGGATATACTTATAGAAAAAATCCTTATCAAGTATATGAGATGGGACGAGGAGATGAACGGTGGGCAACTCCAGAAAGAGATCCTCGAAAATTGATCGATAGATCTATTCGAGAAATAGCGGCCGAAATGGCACTGGGAAGATTATTTACTAGGAGAATTTAATGTCTACAAGCGCAAGAACTTATACAACAAGACGTTTAGGAATTGTAGAAGCGCTAGTAAATAAACTAAAAGACATAGATGGCACTGGACATTTTTTAACAAACGTAAATGAAAACGTATCCCCACGTTTAAAATTTTGGGACGAAGTAGAAGAGTTTCCTGCAATACATTTAAATGCAGGAGCTGAAACTAGAGAGTACCAAGGAGGAGGATACAAAGATAGATTCTTTTCAATTACAGTAAGATGTTATGTTCAAGATGAAGATACTGTTCAAGCACTTGATGAGTTACTTGAAGATGTCGAAACAGTAATTGAAGAAAATTCAAGACTAACGTATAAAGATCGTAATAATACAGATCAAAATACACAACAAATCACAATCACCAGTATAAGCACTGATGAGGGTGTACTTGAACCTTTGGGAGTGGGAGAAATGCTCATTGAGGTTCGATACTAGAAAATGCAGGCAAGAACAAACGTTCACGTCCTAGCCTTTTCAAGATACATAGGAGAAAACTATGGCGAATAATTTATTTTTTAGCAGAGATACCAGAGTGCTTGTGGAAGCAGACTCAGCTGTTTGGGAAATTCCAGTACTAGATGGGTTTTCTTTTTCGCAAGGTACAAATACCTCTGAGATTACTTTGAATGAAATGGCAGCAGCATCAGGCAATGCTAGCCGAAGGGGTCGAAGAATGTTCAATGATTCTTATGCTCCTGCTGAGTGGAGTTTTTCAACTTACATGAGACCTTTTATTTCAGTAGTAGATTCATCATTAGGTTGGGATGGAACATCAGTACAAATGCACGCAGTTGAAGAAATAATGTGGGCTTCTTTAATAAGTGCAGGAACATTTACTGCGGGAGGAGACAGTTCCAATAGCTCATGGAACGCAACTTCAGGAATTGCTCAAAGTAACTCAGCACTTGCATTTGACTTCAGTGACTCAAATGTAGCAGCATTAAAAGAAATCAATATTTATTTTGTAATGGGTCAAGGCGCTTATAATGCTAGCACTCATCAAGTTTACAAAATTGAAGCATGTGCAGTAAACAGTGCAGCAATTGACTTTGATATTGATGGAATTGCAACAATTAACTGGTCAGGATTTGGTAAACTTATAACTGATCATGCATCATTACCAACTGTAACTATCGCGGAAGCAATTGATTCGACAAATAACTTTATTAGAAATAGACTTACTACTCTAGCTGTCTCTGCTACAGCTACAGGAAGTATTGTAAGTGCTTATACTTTAACACTGACTGGCGGTAGCATTGAGTTTAATAATAACATTACTTATTTAACTCCTGAAACTCTTGGAGTAATCAATAAGCCAATTGCTCACGTAACAGGAACAAGAAGTATAAGCGGAGCTTTCACTTGTTATTTAGGAAATCATAGTGCTGGAAGTGCTGATTTATTTGAAGACTTAATTGAATCAGATGGTACAATTACAAATGATTTTGATTTAACATTTTCAATAGGTGGAGCAAGTGCACCAAAAGTAGCAATTAACTTACCTACTTGTCACTTAGAAATACCTACACATTCTATTGACGATATTATATCACTTGAAACTAATTTCCATGCATTGCCCTCAACTGTTGATGGTGCAGATGATGCAACAATTACTTATACAGGTGCTGCATATTAAACTATACCTGTAAAAAATAGTTCTTGACATTTTTGGTTATTTCAACTATACTATGAAATAGAAAAGCTAAAGGGACTCTTTTCGAGTCCCTTTTACTATCGGGACAACATGGCTAATTATAATTTAAAAAGAGAAGTAGAAGTATACCTAGTATTTTCAGGAAGTACAATAATACTTGATGTTGAACCTGATATAACATTTACTCAAACTTTTACGGATACAACTTATCCGCAAAAAACGTTGCATGAGCAACATAAATTACATGATGCATCAAACATAAAGAGAGCAAATCCTGCAAATTTTTCATTTACAATACCTGCTCTAAATGAAAATGATCTTGATACTATATTTAATTTATTAGTTGATTTTGCATCAGGTACAAATACATTAAATACATTTGATTTATTTATAAGATTTGATAATGGTACTACTTACAAATTAGAAACCTGTGTTATCACAAATGGGGCGTTCATAATTGAGAAATTAGAGAATCTCAAGTTGACAATTACAGGGCAGGCGGCAAAACTTATTACATCAAGTGTAAGTGTACCAAGTACTCCTACTAGGAGTACAAGAACTCCTTTACACGTATTGCACTTATTAGTGAAAATAGCAAGTATTACTTTAAGTGCATCCGTTTTTAGCGTAAAAGTGGAACTACAAAATAATATAAAGTGGATTCCATATCAAACTGTCAATGATGCATTGAGTGTAACAAATGCAACTAATTCAATGTACCCTTCTCAATTTACTCTTGAAAAAAGAATACTGTCAGGATCGATAGAGCAATATATAACTAGCGATTTTAACTCTGATCTTCAACAATGGGAGACTGGAGTAACTGTAGATATACAGGCAGGAACTTCATCTACAAAAGGTTTTCAATTTGATATAGAAGACTGCACCTTTACAAATAGACTAACTGTAGATGAAGCATTTAAACAAACCTATGACTGGAAAATGAACCAAAACCCAACAGACTTAGGCACAATAATTAAATTTAATAACATATAAGGAACAATGATGGAACTAAAAAAGTTAATGGTAGATAGTAAAGCTGCCTGGATTGACTTTCCAGGATTAGACGGCTTTAGCGTAGAAGTAGCAAATCTTTCCAGAAAAGAAATACAAGGACTAAGAAAGAAATGCACTACTACAAAGTTTGATAGAAAAACACGTCAAGCGATGGAAGATTTAGATGAAGAAAAATTTGTAGTTGAGTTTGCAAAAGCAGTAGTAAAAAACTGGAGAGGCTTAACATTAGAGCATTTAGAAACGTTAATTCTTGTGGATATTGAAGGAAAAGATCCAAAAGAAGAATTACCTTACAGTATGGATAATGCAGAAACACTAGTAAACTCATCGACTGAATTTGATACATGGCTCAATGAGGTAGTCTTTGATTTAGATAACTTTCGTACGAAAGGAAAGAAGCCAGCTATTAAGTCGTCTGGAAAAGTTCTTCAAGAATAGCGATGCAAAAATGACGCGAGAGCGTTATTTTAAAATGTGTGAACAAATGGGAAAAGAACCAGATCCAGAGGAAATACCTCCAGATGAATATGACTTCCCAGAGATAGCAGTAAATGCAATAAATACATTTTCAAGTTTAGGTGATAGAGTTTATCCAGATGTAGGATATGTAGGAAAAGACTTTACAAATTTACCTTTTTATTTTGATATGTATGGAATAGATACTATTGAAGATAAAGAGTTATTTTTAGAGATTCTGGTATTTTTAGAATCAAGAGCTGTTGATAGTTCTCAACAACAATTAAAAAGAGAACGAGAAAAGCTAAAGAGAAATAGTAGTGGCACAAGACACAATCAGCGTAAAGTTTAAAATATTAGAAGATGGTAGTCTTCAACAAATAGGTGTTGATGCTGATAAAGCTGCTGATGGGTTAAAAAAGACAGGTAGAAGTGCACGGACAGCTGACCGCAATCTAAAAGGTGCGGCAAATATGACTTCCAATACCTCAAAGCAATTTAGTAAAATGGCTCAAGGTATTACAGGAGGTCTTGTTCCTGCCTATGCTACTCTTGCTGCAAATGTTTTTGCAATTTCAGCCGCATTTAACTTTTTTAAACGAGCCGCAGATGTAAAAATTCTAGAAGAAGGTCAAAAATCTTTTGGAGCCAGTACTGGTATGGCTCTTCAAACTGTAACTGCTGGCTTGCGAGAAGCAAGTGGAGGTATGTTAGGTTTTAGAGAGGCGGCAGAAGCCGCTGCAATTGGTGTTGCAAAAGGATTTTCTCCAAAACAGTTAAATGACTTAGCAGAGGGTGCAAGAAAAGCATCTGCGGCACTTGGTAGAAACTTTGAAGATTCTTTTGATAGACTATTGCGCGGTGCTTCAAAAGCAGAACCAGAACTTTTGGACGAACTTGGTATTACATTGCGTCTTGCCACTGCCACCGAAAATTATGGTAGAGCAATTGGTAAAAATGCAAAAGATCTTACAGCTTTTGAAAGATCACAAGCTGTTTTAATAGAAACACAAAGACAGTTAAATGATATGTATAGTGATGTTGATGCTGTTTCTAATCCATTTGTACAGCTACAAAAAACTTTTGATGATATTGTAAAAGCAGGAACACAGTTTTTACTACCAATCTTTGAAGGTTTAGCCGCGATTATTAATAGAAGCGCAATGGCAGCAATAGCTGTCTTCGGTATGTTAGGTGTTTCTATTTTTAAATCAATGATTCCTCTTGACAGTATAAAAGAAAATATGAGAGATTTTGAACGTAATAGTAAAAAATCCATGATTTCTGCTATCCGTGATCAAAGAAACTTTAGAGCAGAACTAGCAGCAACAGCCGCAGCATTACGAGCTCCAACAAAAAATGTAAAAGGTGCAGCTATTGCAATGGGGCCAACAAAGTCCAAATTAGTACAAAGAGCTCAGATGGGCACTCTCACAGATCCTAAAGAAATAGGACAACTCAAAGCTCATCTTCAAAAAGCAATACAACAACATAAAAGATATGGAAAAGTAGTTCGTGGTATATTTAAAGGTGCAGATATGGAAAAGATGATTTCTTTCAAAGCAGCTTTAGATACAATGAATGTGCAAGAAATGACTTTCTTTCAGCGACAAAAAGCGAGATTAAAAGGTGCAAAACTTTCTTTTAAAGTATTTTTTACAACTATTCAAATGGGTGCAAAACTTGCTTTTACAGGCATGGCAAAAGCAGCTATGGGTTTTGGACGCGCACTAAATAGAATCCTTTCTGCGGCAGGTTTTATAGGTATTTTTGTTATGTTGTTTCAAATGATGAAACAATTAAAAGCAAATGCTTTTGATATTCTTCAAAGTGTTGTAAAAGGTTTTCAATTTGTAGTAAATAGTGTTTTAAGTTTTATGAGCACTCCTTTAACTGCAATCGGTAAATTTATAGATGCAATACGAAATTCTTTTAATACTTTACGAAACTCTATTACAAAAGGGCTAAAATTTTTAGCAGGTACAAAAATAGGAAAAGCTTTAGGACTTGATGAAGCTACAAAAGATATGAAACTTTTGCCAACAGAGCTTACTACTTTTGAAGATAAAATGAAAAGTTTAACAACAGAAGGTGTTGATTTTGTTACTACATTTAAAGAAAGTAACTTTGGAAAAATGGCAATGGACATGCAAGTAAATGCCAGAGAAGCAATGAAATCAGAAGAGGCATTTAAAAAATTACAAGATCGTATAAAAACAACAGGAGAAGAGTTTGTAACAATTCAAGAAGGTATAGATAAAACTACAGAAAAGTTTAAAAAACAACAAATGGCGGCTACAGCACTATCTTCTTTAAATTTGTCTGGACTTGTTGCAGGGATAAAAGCAATTGAAGATACTGATGTTCGTGATGCAGAACTAAGAAAACTTTTAGAAAATTTAGAAGGTATAGAAGATATTGCTCCTGGTGTTTTGAAAAATGTACAAAATTTAAATGTAAAAGGATTGATAAAAACGGAAACAACTGCTCAAGCCGCAACAGGAGGTCTTGCATCTCTAAAAGATGGTATTCGCGATGTAAATAGTGCTTTAGAAGGAAATGATTTATTAAAAGCAGAACTAGGTTTAAAATCTTTAAAAGGAACTGCTACTACAACAGGTAATGCATTTAAAGAATTATTCGGAAAAGATGCGGCAGCAGCAAAAAAAGCTCTAGAAGATTTTAATAAATCTTTTAGCGGAAAAAATATAAAAAATGCAGACGAGTTTTTAGTAGCATTAACGTCTCTTAGAGAACAACAAGATTCTCATAATTTATCTGTTCAAACAGCAAATTTTTTAAGTGGAGAAAGAGCAAAAGTAGCAAAAGCTCAAAATGAGTTAACAGGTGTAAGTTTACAGTTAGGAACACAAAGACTACTTCTTGAAAAAGCAACAACAGAACAAGAAAAAATGAGACTTCAACAGTCTATAAAAATATTAGAAATACAAGAAAAACTTGCCGCTATCGAACTTATTCGACAAACTCAAGGTTCAGGTATGGCAGCTGCAGGGCAAGTTGGACAAATTACAGAAAGCGAAGATTTTAAAACAGCAATGGGAGGTCCTTTATCTGGCAAAATAGGAGCAGTAGCAGATGCTATAAGTCCAATGGCAGAAGAACTTAAAAAACTAGGGCCTGAAGGCGAAGCAATGTCAACCGCCATTATGGGAGCTATGACATTAGGTGAAACCTTTGCAAATGTTTTTGAAAACATAGGAAAAGATGGTTTTGGAATGACAGAAGGCTTAGCAGCTGCTGCAACTGCAATTACTGCCATCTCTGCCATGATGTCTGCAAATTCAAAAGCACAAATTTCAGAAATAGACAGACAAATTGAAGCAGAAAAGAAAAGAGATGGACAATCTAAACAAAGCCAACAAAAATTACAAGCTTTAGAAAAGAAAAAAGAAAATGTAAAAAGAAAAGCTTTTGAGCAAGACAAAAAAATGAAAATGGCTCAAACAGTAATTAGCACTGCAACAGCAATTATGGATGTTATGGACGAAAAGTTTCCTTTAAACTTTATATTAGCTGGATTAATTGGAGCTATGGGAGCAAAACAACTTAGTCTTATATCTTCTTCAACATTCCAAGGAGGAGGTAAAGGTTCTGGACCAATGAGTCCGCCCTCTCTTAATATAGGTCAGAGAACAAACACTGTTGATCTAGCAAGAGGTAACAATGCAGCAGGTGAATTAGCATTTATGAGAGGAGAAAGAGGAACAGGAAGAATGAGTAACTTTAGACCTGCATTTAGTGGATATAAAATGAATAGAGCAGTAGGAGGTTTTGTAGTTGGAGAACAAGGACCAGAATTATTTATGCCAAAAGTTCCAGGAGAAATAATTCCTTCAGGACAATCAGCGGGAGGAACAACAAATGTAAACTTCTCAATTAATGCAGTCGATGCAACAGGAGTTGAAGATTTACTTGTACGACAAAAAGGAAATATTATAGGAATGATAAGAGAAGCAGCAAATGAACATGGTGAATTGTTTTTAGAAACAATTGATACAGGAGCATATAACTAATGTCAACTTTTACTAGTTTTTTAGATATTTTACCAGATCCAAATAATAAAATAGGAACTGGTGGAGAAAGTAATGCTTCAGGAACAGCAGGCCCTGGTTTTGCAAGTGTACAATTCACCTCTGAAGCACCAATTATGAGAACAATGACAAATTCAGGACGTGTCGTTTCTCGTGCAATTGTTGGACATCAATGGAAAATAGCACTAACTTATAATCCACTTACGCGTGCAGAGTTTGAACCTATAAATGGTTTTTTAATGTCACGAAGAGGAGGACTTATTCCTTTCTTTTTATCTTTACCACAGTATCGAGTACCACAAGATAGTACATTTGCAACGTATGTAGCAAGTAATGTTATCAGAGTAAATTTAGAAGCAGATGCATTACTTATTGGAAATAGTTATAGTATTGCTAATACAAGTGGAACAACTTTTGCTAGCATTGGAGCAGCTGCAGAAACTGTTGGAACAGTATTTACTGCTACAGGACGCTCAGGCTCAGGAATAGTAAATGCATCTGCAGGAAGCACATCTTTTCTTATAGATGGAATGTCATCAAGCGATCCAAAAGTAGGAGATTTATTTACAATTACAGATTCTGCTGATTCAAATCATACAAAAGCATATATGGTTACTCGAATAGAAACAAATTCAACTTATAATACTGCTACATCCCCTCAACCAGCATCTACTGAGAGAGTTCTTCATTTTACTCCAGGACTACAACGTGCAGTTTCAGATAACTCTGTAATTAATTTTCACAATCCAAAAATACGTGTTTTGATGACATCTGATGTTCAAGAATACTCACTAAATGTAGATAACTTATATTCCTTTAGCCTCAACTTAGAGGAGGCACAACCCTAATGGCACTTCGTAGTTTTAATACCACACTTAAAAACTCTCTTATAAATAATGATGAGTTTAACTATGCACATCTTGTAAAATTTGAAAAACCTACGATTAATGAAGATCGTGGAGAAACATCAAAAAAAGCAAACACTTACACATATATTACAGACGGTGCTTTTGATATTGTATTTGATGATGGCAGTCTAGATGAACAGGGCAATGCAAATGGTGCTCAAACTTATTTAGCAAATAAACTACAAAGTGTTGGATCCGTTACAGAAACTATAGAAGCTAAAGCCAGTAGTATGTCTATTACTTTAGATACTGCAAGTTTGGGAGCCTCTTCCACATCTCTGGGAGTAAATTTTACAAGTGAATCAATAACTGTAAGCAGCACTATTGATTTAGTAAGTGAGGGGTTCAAAGAGGGAGACAAAATAAAATTTACTGTTTTAAATGGAAGTGGAAATAACAATGCAAAAACAGTAATTATAAAAAATTTTACTGCAGCAAATGTATTTACATATACTGCAGTTGATACTATAACTGCAAACAATGACAGTGCAGTTACATATAAAATAGATTTAGTATCAGAAGAACTCACAGGTGTTATTTCAGATAAACTTGCAACAACATATCAAACATATCTTAATCGAGAAGTTTTTGTTTATAAAGCACATTTTGATCCAATTACAAATGCTATTATTGGAGAACCTTATTTATTATTTAAAGGTATAATTTCTGGTGGATCTATTTCTGAAGATCCAACTAAAACATCAAAAATAACATGGACACTAACTAGTCACTGGGGAGACTTTTCAAGAGTATCAGGAAGACTAACTGTTGATGAGCAACATCGCGCTTTAGATTCAGCAGGAATACCAGATCCAGACGCTTTAGTCAGAGAAGACTATGCAGGCGATTTTGGTTTTATGCACGCAAATCAAGCAATAAATGTTATGGCTTTGTATAATGCAACAGAGACAAGTTATAAACAAGTAGATATAAATGGTTTTTGGTTTGGAGGAAAAAGATTAAGAGAGGTTGAGTCAACTGTTCAAAGAAGAGTTGATTTAGGTTTTAATTTAACACCAAAATATCTTCCTGTGGTTTACGGTATTCGTAAAGTAGATTCAATACCCGTTTTTGTTGATACAGATAATACTGATCCATCAAAAGTATATGTTGCCTATGCTATTTGTGAAGGTCAAGTCGCAGGTCTTTTAGATTTATATGTTGATGGAACTGGTAGTGTTTGTGTTGATAAAGCTGATTTTGATTTAAGAAGTGGAAATACTGATGCTGATTTAACTTGCAAAGGCAGAATGGATAAAGGTGATGCACTTCAAGGAAGAGATATAACAGAGTCAACAGGAACAACAGATCCAAATTTGGGAGAAGATATTTCTGATCTAACAACCAATGGGGACGATGGCAGTAATTCAAATGATTTTGGAGTGGTAGAATCTAATACTCCTACACCTTCTTTTGGCAGTAGCACAGATGTAGGAGATCCAGGTGTTTTACATGAACAATATCATAAACTTACTTCTCCTATAACAGCAACATATATTTTTCATGCAGGTAAACCTGATCAAGATGCAGATCCTTTACTTGTTTCAAAAGCTGCATCAACATCGTTCAAAATACAAAATGACTACTTTACTGGAACAAAAGAATATTGGGGTCCAAGTCATAGATTATTAGACACAGCATATGTTGTTGCAGAGTATACAATTGCAGATGGAGAAACAAGTATTCCTGAGTTAGATTTTATTGTTCGAGGAAAAGGCATAAAATGTTTTAATTATGATTCTAGCTATGCAAGAGATACTTTTAGAAGCACTTTAAGTCAAGCTAATAACTTTGACCTAGGAGATGTTGTCACATTGAAGAAAACGAGTGATAATAGTACAATTGCATCAAGTATAAAAGTTATTGATAAATGGACTTTTATTGATTTAGATGGAGATACTGAGGCAAGATTTAGATTAAGTCATACAGCTGAAATAACAGTGCCTTTTTACATGGAAAACTCATCCTCTCAAAAGTTCTTCTTTTCGATTTCTTCGGGAGAAAATGACGTAACAAATACAATTACAAGTGGCAGACAACCAGCTCCTAGTCTATCAGGTGCAACTATTGCTCAAAATCAAGTAAGCAGCAACAATGCTGGTTTATCAATAACATTAGCAACTTCAGAGGCAGATGCTGTTGTTGATGCAGCACTTACTAACTTTTCTAAAACAATAACTTTTTCAGGCAGAGCAGATCTTTTAAAAAGAAGTATTCGAGGTTGGTCTTATGATGGAACTAATGTTTTATCAAATATTGGAGCAGGCACAATGTCCACTCTTGATAGTGGGGCAACAGGAATTGTAATTAGAGATGTTATTCGTTTAGAAGCTGCAGAAAGCACTGATGATGATTTTTATAATGGTTATGGAATTATTTTAAAAAGATTTGACTCAAATGGTGTTCCACATATTCAACAGAGAAGAATTATTGACTATATTGGAGCACAGCGACTTGCTCTCGTAGATTTTCCTTGGGAAAGTGGATTTGCACCAACAACAGGAGATACTTATATTTTAAGTAAAGGAAGAGAAGATATTCGAGTATCTATAAATCCAGCCCTACAACTACTTGATTATTTAACAAGCGATAGGTATGGAAGAGGTTTAGACATTGATAATGATATAAACCTTGATACTTTTAAAGAAGCTGCAAGACAGTGTGATACTCAATCAGATGTAACTGTAGTTTTTCCAGACTCAACAGGTGTAGCAGTCGGTGACGTTTATAAATATGCTGTTGATAATGCTTTTTTCGAAGGCACAGTATCTTCTATAACTTCAAGAACCATATCAAGTACTCCTTATGATGAAGTTACTTTTACAAATGTGATTGGAAAACTAGGAAGAAAATTTGTAACTTGGAAAAGTAGAGAACTTGGAGAGCTTGTTTGGAATAATGGAAATGTTTATAAAGCTACAGGAACTCAAACTTTAAATCAAAGTGCTCCAACACATACATCAGGAACTGCTAATAATTTAGCACATCAAAGCACTGTTCCTCTTACAAAAGTTTCTGGCTCTGGAGCATCCACAGTAGATATTAATATTAGTTTTGCTTCTGCAAATGGTAATCCTCTCGTTAAGTCATTTGTTGGTACAGATGATTTTTCAGGATCTGGATATAGTTTGTATGATGCTGATGATGTAAAGTATTGGAAGTATATTGGATGGGATTCAAATGATCAAAGAAATGTAACACGTCATCAAATGAATCAACTTATTGCAACGTCAAATCCAATTTTTGATAACATTAACTTAATGCTAAATCAGTTCAATGGTATACTTCGATATTCAAATGGAAAGTATGAGTTAGCAATAAGAACAAAAAGTAGCGGAACATTTGTTGATCCAGAAATAATTAATGAATCAGATATTATAGGTTCTATATCATTAAAAGACGGAGGACTAAAAAAATCTTATAATAGTGTAAATACTAGTATTGTTGATCCTCAAACTAAATTTGAAGCTCGTTCAGTTTCATTTTTTAACTCTGATTATTTAAAAGAAGATAGAAATATTCCAAAACAAGGACAATATGGATTACCTGGAGTAACAAATTATTATAATGCAAGATATAACATAAATCAAAGACTTGATGAATCAAGATTTGGCTTAACAATTTCATTTAAGATGATGCCGAAGGGTGCACTACTACTGCCTGGAAATTTAATTCGAGTGAACTATCCTCGATTCGGTTATGAGAACAAAGAGTTTCGTATTACAAATGTAACCACGAATACAGATTGTCTTATAAATGTTACCGCAGATGAACATAATGACAGTGCATTTACTGTAAAAAATCTTGCAAAACCTCGTTTCGGAAGAGAGATAGAAATAGGATCTTTACAAAATAAAGCAACAGTAAATCCACCAACAATAGGATCTGGATCAGTAACTGATAGTTCAATAACAATAGATTGGTCAAATGGAACCGGTTTTAATGCTGCTACAGATAAAACTCAAATTTGGGCAAGAACAGGCTCAGGTGCAGTTCCTGATAATTTTTTAACAGATTTAACAGGAATTAGTTTAATAGCTACTGTTGAAAATGGTGCAACTACTTTTGTGGAGGCTGTTGATCCTGATTCTTCTATTTCTCGTCAATATTGGCTACGTCATGTTCGAGAGATAAGAAGAGATTGGTCAAGTTCAAGTATTCCTGTAAAAGTATTTTCGAGTTTTCACGCGTCAGCAAGCTCGGGAGGATATCAACAAACTTCTCCTGCTGTTTTCTTTCCTCGAGATATAAATGGACAAATTTTTTATGTAAGAAGTAGTACAAGCACAACTGCTCCAGCTCTTCCAAGCACTAAATTTTATAATTTTTCAATTCAAGCTATGGTAGAAACTTCTGGAGGAACAGATAAACTAGGAGCTCTTGATCCTGATGGATTTGATGTTTGGTTAAATGAACTGCCCGCAAATACAACAGGAAAACAAATTTGGGCAGCAAGATTTCATGGACAAGAAACAACAAATGTTGGAGATGGAACAATAAGTGTAACTGTTGAAGCTGCATTTTTACTTAATAATGGAACAAGTATTGATACAAGTTTAACAAGCCTTACAAATGATAAACTTAATTTATCTGGAGGAACCTTAACAGGCGATTTAACTGTTCCAAATCTAATTGCAACTACTTTAAAAGCAACAACAGGAACAAATACAAATCAAATTAAACTTTCAAGTGGATCTTCACAGAATATTATTAATTCAATGGCAAATGACTCTGGCGGAGAAAGAAACTTAAGATTTGATTTAGGTTTATCAACAGGAATCCTCACTTTAGGTTCTCAAGTCGAAGTAACAAGAACAATTCACTTAGATGGTGCAGACACAACAAGTACTAGTACTCCAAATATTGAATCAACAGCTCATACAAGTTCAAGTGGAATAACTCAGCACCATATAATATTCAAAAACTCAAGCAACTCTACTCATGGTAGTATTACAACAAATGGATTTAATACAACATATTCGACTTCATCGGACTATAGACTTAAAGAAAATGTGCAAGCAATTTCAGGAGCTACATCTCAAGTTCTTTCTTTGAATCCTGTAAACTTTCAGTGGAAAAATTCAAGTCTCACTCAAAATGGTTTTTTAGCACATGAAGTCTCAACAATAGTTCCAGAAGCAGTTGTTGGTGAAAAAGATGGAGCAGATATGCAATCAATTGACCAATCAAAACTAATACCGATATTAGTAAAAACAATACAAGAATTAGAAGCAAGAATAACAGTTCTCGAAGGATAACAACCATGAAAAAAATATATCTTGACATGACATCCCAAGTTAGTTATAATTCTCTAATGGAGGAATATAAATGAGCGCAGCCCGTTACGACCTAGTTATCGATCAAGGTTCCGACTTTGCGAT